AGTGCCGCCATCAAAACCAACAAAGAAAGTATGACTAGCAGTGCCGGCTGTTTTGACAAAGGCACAAATAAGCTGAAATGCATAAACAGTACTGGCTTGCAGGGTTGCGCCGACACCAAAAATACTTTGTACCGTGTTTACATTTGAACCAGCTAAATCTGTATTAAGCCTGTAATACATCATCGACGGCGACACACCACGTCCCGCAGGCGTGCTGTAGAGAACTTTTCCGTCATACTCCATTGCACCAGCCGTAGCCGATGTTAAGTTGGTCCCTGATTGAAATGTCAGTGGTGATAGCGACGTGGTACCAGCTGCCACTGTTAAGTTGCTGGTTAATGTGCCGCCAGTAAACCCACCCGCTGCGCTCCATGTCGGGATAGCACCAGCACCTGCGGAAGTCAATATTTGTCCACTTGTTCCAGCGGCTCCATTAAGTTGAAGTGGACCTTTTAAATCCGCGCCGGTTAATAGTTCTTTGGTCATCAGCCAACCACCACCACGCGGTAAGCGTTAGATGCAGGAGCTGTTGCAAATACAATGGTCAACGTGTTAGTGGTGGAATGTGTCACGTCGGTCAGCACCTCGTCGTATGTGCTGGAGTTATAGATGGTTACATGCACATCACGACTTGCCAAGTTGTGGGTAACTGTGTAGCTAGTAGCACTGCCGTCTCCAATGCTGACGGAATATTTTTTGATGCGGCCAGACCAGGTGGCCAACTTCAGTGGCGTAACGATGCGAGCGTCATCGGTGCCAGCATCTGTTTCGGCTTGAGTGGCTAGTTCGGCAATGCCAGCTGTTGTCTCGCTTGCTGCGGGTGCAGATGTACCAAAGGTGACCCAGCTAATAGTGCTGGAGCCAATAGTGCCGTTTACTTGATCTTGGCGGTAGGTGGTTGCTGCGCTAGTCCCTTCTTCAACCGTGGTAACCGCCTGCTCCAATTCGGCAAACGTGCTGGCATCCAGCGAACGGGTCATGGCGGTGCTAGCACCGTTCCATGCGTAGATACCGTTTTCTGATGCAGTGCTCTGAGCCCGTACCAGGACGCGATCCTGAGATGCCATTGTGATGCCATCAATCGTGGCGCCAGGACTGCTCAGGTTCAGGTTGGCTTGCGTTGCCACTCGACAACTGTCTTTCCATGCCAAACCTTCAACAAGTGAATCCACGTAGGACTTGCTTGCTGCATCCCCACTGGCCGAGGGGCTCGGCAGGTTGACGACTTTAGATGTGCTTTGTAGGTCGAGATCGGTAAAAACTTTCCGTGCCATGTCAGGTAAGGCGGGCCAAGCCTGCGGATGCCGGATTTAGTGTAACAACAGTTTGATTGATGGTTGGATGGGCAATTTCGCCGTCTATCTCTTGGCTGCCTGAATCAAGCAGCTCGACTGCAGGCCGAAAACCCATGTTGTGATTGATAGTCCATGTAGCAGCCACAGTGGACTGTGTATGAACGTATGCACCACTGCCCGCTGGACCTTGCGGGCCAACAGTTGATGCGGTAACCGTTGAAGTGACAGGAACCGTAACAACGGTGCTACTGCCATCTTCCGTTACAGTTACTGTATTGGTTACAGAAGTTACATTGACTGTCGTCACTCTGTATATCCCTCACTAACGTAAATAACGCCCTGAAGGTAATACTCTTTCAAGCCGCTAGGGTTTGTAAGCAATACATCGTAATATGCTTCGTTTGAAAATACTGTAGTTTGAGTGGCGGTCAGCGCAATAGCAACCGTTCCAGTACTGCGATTAGTATAAGAAACTGTAAAATCAGCGCATTTGGCGGTGCGGCCTTGGTTCCAAGCTTGGGCGGCAACAGTCCAACCAGTCAGGTTGATGGCTGCATCCGTACTGTCTTTGAACTGGAGTGTGACGCTGTAATCCGCCCGACGTTGCAGGCTGATGTTGTATGTGCCGGGTGAGATAGCCATAGCAGCAGCTTAGCGTCCTTGCCCCCGCAGAGGCTTCTTGCCACGACGCCGGGGCCGACTGCGGGCGCCATAGCCGATGCTCGTGGTCTTGGGCGGCCCAGGCTGGTGGTCAATCCTTGCCGAGCCAGTCTTGCTGCGTACTGCCATCAGCCGATGAGTCCGTCAGAGCTGCCATATTGAGAAGGCTCCACCCGATCAGAAACAGAATCCCCAGCAGCGTCAGCAGGAACAGGGTCTGCATAAGGTGGCCAAGTTGGGTAAGTGGGACCAGTAATGTAGGCGGCCAGCTCAGCGGTGTCAGCGGTGGCTGTGATGGCTGCATTTTTGGCACCTGCGGCAAGGCGGATCTCTTCACGCAATTCCTTGATGCTGGCGGACATCTCCACGCCGTTGTCCGACTGGCGGATTACCTGCCAGTCTGTAGGCATCAGCAACGTGCCAGCCGTTGTGCGGGTCTGGGTCACCCACTGCTCAACCAGTTGCGTGTGGTCCTTGGGGATCAGGTCACCGTGCTCGTCATACCCCCAATAGAAACGCTGATCCCAGGTCGGGGCATCGGGCACCTCAGTGATGCCGATGTCTTTCCGCTGCTTGTCAGTGCTTAGCCGCAGCCAGTTGGCGGGGTACTGGATGCCAGCGTGGGTAAAAGCTACGTCTGGTGCAAGCGGCTTGCCGTCGAGGATGAACATGGTTGAAAAGCGTTGTGGGTACTGTAGAGCAACTGGCTAGTCTTGTTCTCTAGTCACCTAGCGCGGGAGTAGTTGAAGGGGGATTCGGCGAACGCTGCCCACACATAAGTGCCGCCGTTTGTGTTCCAGTCAGAGAATGTCCCCTCCCTAACCTTGAACCCGTTGCTAAGAAGATCGACTGGATATTCAGTCGTTTCAGCGGTGCTTAGGTTTGAAAACAGGTTCAGGTTGGTAACGTTGTATCCCGGTCTGGACGTATCTTTAATTGTCCAGTTTCCTGTGGAGTCACTGCGCTTGACCATGATCCACCGACTTCTAAACCCGGTATACACAAACGGCCCATCTGCGCTGCCGTTGCCCGTATAGCTGCCGAAAGAAGAGTACCCGGTTACGGGGGCGAAGGCGTAACAAACATAGGTATTTCCGTTTGTATTAACTTCGCCACTGGTGCCAATACTAAATACACTGGATGTTGGCGCAGTTCCCCAAGCAGCGGTGCCAGAAGTTGTTGCCGATGTTGTGTTTAAGTTCAAACGTAAGCTAGCGCCGGTGGAAACGTGATAAACACACCAGTTATCGGATGCGTTTCTGACCTTGCAGATCAAAAGGCTTGGTGCCACGCCCAATCCGTGACCGACTGTGGCTCCATTTACTCCGTTACCCGTATAAGTAACCACGCTAAACCCCGCACTTGCATTAGCCCTCACGCTCGAAGTGATGGAGCCTTGTGTGTTTGTGACCGTTGAGGTTCCGGCGTCCCAGCACCAGGCGACAAAAGTTGAGGATGTTCCGTTTACGTTGCTATTGCTGCCAACGCTAAATCCTGTTGACGTGTATGCAGTGACTTGATTTGGCTCTGTTGCTGTTGCTTCGTCCCGCGTTGAATCTGAGTTCAGCGTTAAAGTTGGACCTCTTACTGCATCGGTAAGAATGTTGCGGTCATTCCCAGATCGCAACTTTAGCCATACAAAATCAGGACTGAACCCCAACCCCGAAATAGTCTGCGTGCTGCCATTGCCCGTGTAGAGCTTCACGTCCATCACCGTATTAGGCTTTGTGACTAATGGCGCGGGCAGGTTTGTAGTGCAGAGCGCCTTGAAGCCGCTGGGGGCGGTGTAGGCAAAGGCGCGTTGGCCGAAGTTGGCAGTAATGCTGCTCTGTCCTGATCCACCTGAGTTGTCTTCAACGTATGGGAACATCCCATCGACAAAAGTGAACCCCGTCACACTGCCATTGGCTACGCCATTTTTGTAAAAGTAGATTGCGCCGTTGTCACGATCAACAGCAATACCACAAACATTGCCTACATTGATTTCAGCTCCGTTTGTTCTGGAGCCAGTGCTTGAAAAAACAGTTCCGCCTATGCCGCCGCCGAGAAAGTAAATTTCTGCGTATGCAGTAGTAGATCTATTTTGATAAATTCCGTTTATTGGTTTTGTGATACCAGCAAAAGCGATGTCCTGAGATGGAAGAGTCGATGAAGTGACGACCACTTCCCAGTACCACTTGCCAGATGATGGAATGGCAATGGTGCCAAATACTGCGCCGCCTCCCGCTGCACCCGGAGTAACTACATCAAGATTGCCATTTGAGAGCGTTGATCCGTTGAAATTAGCAACTGGGTTCCAGGTGCAATAATTCCCCCTCACTTCACCCCCCACGCCTGTATCCGTCTGCGCCCCGTTAGTGGGAACGTCTACGAGGCTGTCGTTGCCTGCACCAGCGGTGACGGAAAGGTTGTTCGGCGTCCAGTTATTCCCGTTGCCACTAGTGTCCTTCCCTAATGTGGTGGCGGTTGCTGCCGAGTTGTCCGCGAAATCGAGGTGGAACCCGTTGGTCCCGTATGAACCGCTAAAGGCTTTTGGTATCAGCTGGCCGGTAGTGGCGTCGGTTTCGGTGAAGCTGCTGGGGTCGAGTTGTTGACCATCAATGAAATAAGTGTCGGCTAGGTAGCCTGAGAAGTATTGAGCATTGTAAGAACCGGCTCTACCAATTGAATGAAGGGTGGCCGCATTAAGTTGTGTATCTAAATTTTGAGTTGGATAGGAAGCGGTGCTGAATGCCGTTATTTGCAAGCCATTCCAATAGACCTTTACTCGGTTGGTATCTGTTGCCTGCGTTGTGTCAAACGCAATAACAACATGTCCCCAGCTTGAAGGATCCCTAAATACTTGAGATGTTTCAAATAAACACGTATGACTTGTCGTGTAGTCTCCAAAGCGAAGAGTTGTGCCAAAAAATTCTATCCAAAATGAATAATTAAAGCTTGCATCTCCAGTGCCGAAGAAATTTTGGCGGTCGCTTAAAAGGCTGCGTTTGATCCAGGTGGCAAAAGTAAATGTTTTTCGGTTGCCAGCAGATGCGGGCGTGCGGCTTAAGTAAGCAGAATCCGGGGCATTGAAGCGGAGGGATCTACTCACCCCGCCAGATGGAGCAGCAGCAACCGTGCGAAGCAGAAGAGGATTAGCGGAACCGGGAACCAGCATCAGCTCAGGTTGGTGATCAGGGTGGCGGTGATTTGCGTGGTGGACTGAACCGCGTAAATCAGACAATCACGGGCAGCAGCCGTGGTCGTAAGCGTTGGCGCGGTGCCGCCTGTGAAGTCCCAGTAGCTGCCATAAGCCAGTGTCCTGCTGCCGGTGCCATCCTGCGTGATCCAGATCGCGCCGCTTTGCCCTGCCGTCAGGTTGCTTGGGTTGGCCAGTGTCCTCGACCCACCGAGCGTGACCGAGAAGTTGTTTGCCAGTGCAAAGTCCGCCGTGATTGTTGAACCATCAGTCAACGCTGAGATCGTGCCGCGTTGTGCAGCAGTGAACGTCTGCGCTGTGGCCAGTGCCGCAAAACTCGCCCATGACAGCACACCGCTGCCGTTGGTGCTCAATGCCTGAGAGCTGCTGCCGTCTGTTGCTGGCAGAGTCCAGGTGACATTGCTACTAACAGTGGCAGGTGCCTGCAGCGCTACCCAATTGCTGCTATCTGAGTCTGCAAACCGCAGGTCAGACTGAGCATTGAGCGTGATGTCACCCGTGAAGGTTGCGCCAGATAGGGCAGCCAGACCAAGGTTGGCGACGGTCACATCACCGATCGTGATCCATGCGCTGTTGGCGCCGTTGCGCAGCTTTAGCAGTGGGTTCGGGCTGGCGCCTGTATCCATCCAAAGCTGGTAGGCGTAAGTCGTGGTCGGCGCCGACGAACCAGAGTTCTGACTGACGACCGCGGCAAGGATCGTATTCAGCTCAGCGCGGAAGTTGGCGCCTGACTGGTTTGCAATGTTGTAGTCAGTTGCCTGTGCCATTAGGTGATCTGCCTGCCGTGACCGACGGCCTGGTAGTCAAAGGTCTTGCTCACTATGCTACCGCTACTGTTGCGGAAGGTCACTGTAAAGCCGGTTCTACTGATACTGCCAACCGTGAAATAATCACCCGTCGCCATGTCCTGCGCAGTGATGCCAACGCTTGGTGTGCCATAGAACGCTGTTGGGAATGTGACCGCATACGCTCCAGCGCCGCTGCTTAGGTTGCGTTGCTGCTCGGTGCGTCGCTCAAAATGGGTTGTCACGCCTAGCTCTTCGATCACGACATTCTGCGCTGCATTGGTGGTAGTGGCCACAACCTTGAACTGGAACCCGCGCCCACGTTGCGTATTGTTAACAAATGGCTGCCAGCTTGCCCAGGTCGGTGTGCCAGATGGGTTGTCACCAGTGGTTCTGACGAACAGTTGGCAGTTAGCTGCACCCAAGTCGTCGCCGTCGATGTCATCCCATAGGTCGATCAGATCAAGGCGTTCGTCCCATGTGTTGCCCGGCTCGTACGCGCGTGTCTTAAGGATCTGCTGCAGGCCAAGGTCATACGTGCCGCCGAGATCCAGCGTTTCGTAAAACTGGTATGTGCCCTCACTGGATGAACCGCCGATGTAGTCGATCAGTCCAAGGCCATCCCAGTTGTTGTCAGTGGCCATATCATCCACCAGCTCATCAGCCGATAGCACCAGGCCCACCTCGGCCTCGTTGTAATAAAGATTCGTGCCGGTGCCATTAAATGGCGGGCTGTTGTCTTCCTCTCTGTACTGCTGCACTAGCAACAAATCCTGAGGAGCAGGCAAGTCAACCACAACGCTGGCGGTGTCGGCAGATTCATTGCCCAACGAATCAACTGCACGGATGAAGTAGGTGCCTTCAAGCAGTGGCACGATCTTGCGGGTGCTGCTACCAGCAACGGCTGGCACGATGTCGTTCGCCTTGCCCCATGTCGCGGTGACATCCGTGATGGGCGTATGCCTGATGCGCACCTTGCCGCCAATCTTGACGTCTAGATCAACCGCTTGCGGCCAATACAGCTCAGCTGTGTGCTCATCAATCGGCGCGATGAACAGATCAGGGATCGTTGCAGGTGGTGCTGTTTTCCCGATCGCGTCAAAGGTCTTGGTGGCAGGTGTCGAACGCTTGCTGTTGATTGCGCCTAGTGCTGTTACTTCAATTTCGTAGCGGCCAACGTCGCTGTTGCTAATCTCGAAGTCAACCGAACGGGTTGTGTTCGCCACCCAGTTGCCGTTGTTGTAGCGGTAGCGCACCTCGTAGCTGAGGGCCCGAGCAGCAGCACGCCAGCCGATGATCAACTTCGACAGAACCTGCCCATTGCTTTCATACAGCACCTCGTTAACGCCTAGGTTTGTTGGCGTTTCTGGTGGTTCGTTCAGGTCTGATACATCACGCTGGCTAAGGGGAATGTCCCGTTCGATGTAGTCATATTTTGTTGAGTTGTAGGCGACGGCTGTAATAGTAAAGGCGTCGCCTTCTTCTTTGATGGTCAACACCCGCCAGGTTGACATTGAAACGGTTGAATCACCAATCGTCCAAGGCGCACCAGCAACAGGCGCCGCAGTTAAAACGGTGCCAGTGCTGACTGAGTTGCCAACTAAGTTCGACCCGCCAACTATCGCCAATGTGCCATCAGGCAGCAGCACGTTGAACGTGAAGTCATTCGGCGGACCGCTCGGGAACAGCTCAACGTCATCGCGGTCCAGCTTGACCACGGTCGTTGTTGAACCACTTGTGCAACGACCGGAACGCACCACGCCAGCACGCATAGGGTCACCGATTTTGATCAGATCACCAGGCCGCACCGTGATGCCAGCGGCAATGTCCGTTTTGAAGCTGACGATTTCGGTTTCGTTCTGCTCGGTGTAAAGCAGCCACTCGCCAACACGACGGGCTTGATTCTGACTAGTGCAGGCAAACGCTGAGATCTCGGTTTTGACGACGCCAAACTTGTCGATGCCTGCCTTATCTTCGACCACCTCATAGGCAAGGTCGCGCAAGTTCATGTCGAAATATTGCACGACCGCAACGGTGTGCCGTGTTTTCAGGCTGCTGCCGCTATAGCTGAAACCTTCCTCGGTGACATTGGTCTGGTTGAAAATGTAGCTGTAATCTTGCGGCCGATCTTGCGCAATCTCGAGCGTGCCATTGGCCCAGAACGGCATGGCGCGAAATACTGAACACAAGTCGCTAATCAACTTGAACGCTTCCTGTTGCGTCTGAATGACGACATTGCACGAGAAGCGCGGCTCCTGGCCAGTGCGTCCATCAGAGACCACCTCGGCGCAGTATTGACTGGCAGCAAGGAAGCTCCACTTATCAAGCTGCGTTGCGTCGATGTGATCGCCAAACCCGTAGCGGCTGCTGGTCAATAAATCCCAGAGGATCCACGCGGGATCTGTCGTCCATTGCGCAGCGCCGAAGTTGCCAGTCCATGTGCCTGCATAGATCAAGCGGCCGTTGGTCTGGTTGACGGTGGCATTGTTGGGGATGCGCACCTTTAGGCCACGCAGTCGGTACGAGCGCGAGGGAATGCTATTGAACTGCTCAGCGCTTAGCTTGACTGCAAACAGCGCGCTGTTCGGATAGGTGGTCTTGGCGTTGATCTTTTCGGTGTAGTCATACCAGTAAAAGTCGCTGTTTTCTGTTTGGCTACCTGAAACTGGTGCGTCAGCGTTAATGCGCACAATGCGAATGTCAACCGGTGGCGCCGCAGTCAGGTCAATGCGATGGATGCGCTGATATAGATCAGCCGTGCGGCCTTTGATTTCACTTTCAATAACTGTTGAAAATGGCCCACCGCTGTAAGACGTTTGAATGCGGTACTGGATAACAGCGCCTTCAACGTCGCCGTTGCTCTTAAAGATCTGAAGCGCAGGCGTGCCAATGGTGACGCGCACAGCATTCACGTCAGGATCTGTGACCGATCGTGTTACAGGTGATGCCTGCGTGACCTTGACATTAACTGATGTCGTGCTCTGGTTAGCATCACCTACGTTCTGCGTGTAAGCCTGATCCTGTGTGCCGGTGCGAAACTCAAAGACACCGCCCGTGATATCAAAGTTGTAATCGGAAGCCTGTACGGCAGACGGGTTAGTAGTTGAGCGAAGAATTGGCGTATTGTTGAGATAAACATCCTTCAGCATCGCCGTGTTGTATTCAGTCGTGCCGAGCGTATAGCCACGAGCAGATGGGAAACCTTCGATTTCGCCTTCGCAAAGAACATCAATGATTCGAGCAATTTGCCGTGAATCAAGATTGTCTTTTGTAACGTTTGCGCTACCGCCGCCGCCGCCACCACCTTTGCCGCCGCCGCCGCCACCACTACCAGCGATTAAACGCTTTGTCATGACGTGACCTCTTCAGTGTTGATGCCAGCCGAGACCACAATGCTGCCGGTAAACACCTCGCCGTAAATGATCGGTACAGGCACGCCCTGCCGCGATACGTTTTGAATGCCAGAGAAGCTGTACGACTTACGCGGGTCGTTGTCGCCGTCAGTGCCCTGGCTGATCGTCGGGGTGGGCGTCAGCATTTGCGATAACCCGCCAAGTACAAGGGCGCCACCAAGCAGGCCAACCTGCGTCACTGTTGCACCAGCAAGGCCAAGGCCAAGGCCAGGGATAAAGATTGCTGCAGCAATTAACGCCACACCAGCAAGGATTTTCCCGACGCCACCAGCACCTGCTATCACTGGCACGATCCTGATCGGTTCTTGGCTGGCGACAGGGAAATGCAAATGCTCAGGGTGGTCAGCCAATTCGAGTTGGTTGCGGCCCACGGTGACCTTGTAGTCCCCCTCTGACAACACACCGCGTAGATCAGGAAAGTTGGCAAGCAGAAACCGGATCGCCTCGGCCGGTGTCTTCACAGCAGCCTTGAAGCTGCGTTGCCCGAGATGCTTTGCCAGTTTGCCGTAAACCTTGATGACGCGGAACATCTCAGCACCTGCTCCCGTGCCTGACGATCAAGCCTGTGTTCTTCTGATAGTAGCCACCCCAGATGTCGCGGCTGCTGAGTCGCCCACGCAAATGGTGGAGGATGCGCTGCTCGCCCACATACACGGCCACATGGTTTAAGCCGGGTGAACCATCAAGCTGCATCAGGATCGCGTCACCATATTCAGGCTCATTGATGCCGTGATCCTCGAAGTCTGCCTCAGCGAAGCACCGCTCAAACATGGGGGCATTATGAAACTCAAGCAGTGATGCAGGCCGCTCCCAGTCGGGCAGATCGAGCGACATTTCCTCCTTATACCAATCTCGCACCAACGTCCAGCAGTCGCTCACGCCCCACACCCACTCCCGCCCGATCAGCGGTGCATGGTAACCCTCTGGCTCGATCTTGCACCACATCTCAGTGCCAGGGTTGCAGATGTGCCAAACCAGCCCGGACTTTTCGCAGGCCATACGGTCGGCTTGGCTTGGCTGCGCAGGTGTCTGCGGGTGGCTGTGGAACACGGCGATCACCTCGCCAGCATCTTCTGCAGCGGCGTAGTCGTCGGGATCAAGGATGAAGAAGTCCTTAGCAGGTGCCAGGTTCTTGCATGGCCAATACTGCTCGCGGCCTTTGATGACGACCACCAAACCGCACGCCTCGCGTGGTGCATCCTTGAGCGCATGTTCCAGCGCGTAGTGTTTCCAGTATGTCATCCGTAGAACGTGCCAGCGCTTGGGAATGATCCAAAGGGTAAGTCGTTGAACTCACCAAAGCGTTTCCTGCATGAGCTGATCCGCTTGCCGCATACATCACGCAATGGATCAACGGTGCCGGTCTGCACCAAAGGCTCGACAGCGCTGCTATAGCTGGATGTCCAAAGCGTGGTGCTAGCGCCTGTAGTGATAACAAGTTGGCCAGTGGTCGTAATACTCAGACGGTTATTGCTGTTGCCACTGACGCTGGTGATTTCATACTGCGGGCCTGCCTCCGTCAAGGTGCCTAGCGTGGGATGATTGTTCCGAAACGGGTTACCGCTGCTCAAGGTTTTTTTAAGGGTGACAATTTCGCCTTGATACCAAGTGCCAGTTGATGAAACAATGCTCTGGCTTTGTATTAAGTTCCATGCATAAGGCTGCCCGCTGTAACTATTTTCGCTGGTCGGGCCAGATTCAAACACAAACTGCACCTCTATTGTGCGGCCATCAACAGTAAAAGTTTCGGTCTGCGTGTTGGTCAATCCTGCACTGGCTGGATTCGATCCAACACACTCATAACCAAAGCCGCCGGATCTGCCAGTTTGCGCATCAGTCGGATACCAGCCAAGGAATGCCAATCCTGTCGGGGATGCGGTGCTGGCCGTGTTACTGGCCCAGATCGCGCTGCTGCCGTTGTAGATGACAAGGTTGCCATCGGCTTGCATCGTGATCCGCCACGTGCCATCGCCACGGTTTGTTGCAGTCGCCCAGACCGGTACGTTCGCCTTGTTATAAACCACAAAGTTGCCATCAGACTGCATCAATGCTCGATACCAGCCATTGGACGAAACAATCGCATCGCCTTCATTCAATGTTTCTCCAACTGTAAGCTGCGCACCAAAAGCAGTCGAGTTGAAGTTAGGCGCAGGCGTTGCGCCAAGTGCGTTGTCGTATTCGTCAAAATAGTTAGTGCCTGTATAACCGCATTCAGTGCTGCGATATTTCCACTGGCAAATATTGGCAATCACTTGCCGCTTTGGCGCACGCACGCCAGCCAAGTCGAATACAGCCGCCAGTTCAAACTCAACGACATCTCTGTTTTCAACTGACTTGCGATCGACATAGTAGATCTCGCGTGGCATCTCCTCGTCAGCTGGTGTGCCATAAGGATTCACGCCGCCTGTAAAATTGATGGGGTCTAGGAATCTGCTTAGCGTGCGAATCCTGATGATCTTTGCGCCCGTTAGGTCATTGCCAATCGTGAACTCATTAACGCTCAACAGCAGCGCTGAAATATTGCCAAGCAGGTTTGAAACACGCACCCTAGGCCGTGGGAGCTGGCCAGTGCCGTTGTACTCAAAACCCTCTACCTCAATTGGTAATGCTTGGTATGGCTTACCCTTCCAGATGATATTTCCTGATGGTGTCTTTTGATTAGCGCCAGGGTGAAAGTAAACAATTTCAGACGTGCCATGCAACGTCGCATCAAGGTGCAACTCAAACAGCTCGATGATCGCGTAGGGATTGGAGCTAAGCAGCTCCTGAAACATCTCGCTCATGGTTCGTAAACTTCCATAAACTCAGCAGTGACAGTGTTGTTGTTACAGCTCAGCATGTCCATGTTCCATTGAGAGCACACATACTTGCCAGCGCCGCCTCTTGGTGGTGTCCAATCAAAGGCCTCAACGCCAGCGCGTGCCTCAAGAAAGCCGAGAATATTATCCCGCTCGGTGTCGGTGCGGTTTGCAAAGGTCAGTCGCCAGGTCTTCGGATCGGTGTTCAGACCGTACCGCAGGCGCTGTTCATAGCCATCGCCAAATTGAACCCGCCTGACACGTGGCTGGCTTTGCTCCGTGGCGGTGAAGCTTGGTGTATAGGTGAAGGTTGCCATTATGCGAGCAGCCCCCCTGGTCGTTTCTGCTTGATCAATTCTGCCTGAACCGCGCTGGCAACGGCACGGCCCAGCGCTGCGCTCTGTCCTTGGTCGCCTTGAACGCTACTGCCGGTGGCGTCCACGTTAACCACCACGCTGGTGGTGCCACCGCCGCCAGTGACGCCCAGTCGACCATCGCTGCCACGCTTCAGCGGCATGATCGCCTCGGGCCCAGCCTCACCCATCAGGCCGATGCCCTTGGCAAACGGAAACACGGTTGGACCGTTGACGATGCCGCCGCGCGCAAACTTCTGTATTCCGTTCTGGGCAAAGACGCCACCATCAGCAAACTTCAGGCCAAAGATCCCGCCAACACCTTTCAATAATGGAGCAATAATGGCCTGTCGGATTGCGATCCTGGCTAAATCTGCAATGATGCTTTTGGCTAAATCTGCAAAGCTTGCTTTGCCGGTCATGACAAAATTAAACAATTGATCCTCAAGCCCTTGGAAAGCACCCTTTACCGAGTCTGCCACCTGAGTGCCGAAGTTAGCAAGTTGCTCGTAATACTGCTTTAAGCTTTCGCCAAAGGTCTCTTTGAAGCTTTTCTTTACATCTTGGCTGGCTTTGATAAGTTCGCGCAGCTTGGCGATCTGCGCATCAGTCAAGCCAGGCAATCGCTCTCCAATTGTTATTAGCTCTCGATCGATCTCAAGTTCTTTTAGTTTTTCGCCAGTGATCATGCCAGCCTTGATCTTGAGATCCTCAACCGTGCGGTTGTAATTCTCTTGTAACTCTTTGCGCTTCATCAAATCCTGAGCAACTGCCGTGCCAACTTGTTGGGCAAAGTCAACTTGTGTTTGAAATAATTTAGTTGCCGCGTCAGCTTCAAGCTTTTGCCGTTGATTTATTCCTATTTTTTGCTTGTCAATATCTAGTAAGGTCAACGCGTATTCAAGTTCTGCTTCTCGTAGTTTGTTGTTGTCAATCTTGGCCCTGTTCAACAATAAATTTAGTTGCAATTCTTCAGATGTGATCTCGGTAATCTCCTTGGCTTTCTTGGGTGCCTTGCCTGCTTGCAGGCCAGCCAAGCTTGGGATTGTGCCAGGTGCTGCTGTCGGCTCAGGAATAGAGACGCCCTTAAATGCCTTCCCCAATCCGTCACCAATCTGCTTGGTGATGCCATCGATCAGCTTGCTAAGCCCAAGGCCCAACGCGCCAGCGGCCAAGGTGCCACCAATAGCGCCACCAATAATGGCACCAGCAGGCGTCTTGCCAGCCTTAACGCCAGCGATCAAGCCAACCACCGCAACCCGTGCAGTCTCGATCGCCAGCATCGCCCGCTCAATCGTCAGCATGGTTCGCATCACGCCAACAACGCCACGCAATGCCGCCGCAAATGTTGTGATATTGGTGGCCACAAAGACGCCAGCCGTAACACCACCAAGCACCACCATAGTCTTGATCAATGCAGCCGCTGATTTTTGTAAACCCGCAGCGCCACCAACCGCGGCATAGAACTCCTTGGCTAGGTTGCCCATCGCCGTAATGCTTTCGCTGACAATGCTTAACAGCCCACTCATAATCGGCAGCAACTTCGATCCGATCTCAACTGTGAGCATTGTTGTCTGTGCACCCATCAGCCCAAGCTGATCATTGAATGCGTCGGCTTTATCCGCAAAATCCGGACCAATGTTCAGGCCAAATCGTTGGATCTCTTGACTGCCAAGATTCAAGACTGGAATCAACTCTGCACCAGACTTGCCAAAGACCTTCATCGCCAGCGCTGCTTTTTCTGGTCCGTCACGCAATGTTGCGAACCGATCGGCAATATCCAAAAACACTTTATCGGCAGACCGTAGATTCCCCTGGGCATCAGTCGTTGCCACACCAATAGTTTTGAATGCGGCCGCAGCATCCTTGCTGCCGGTGGCTGCATTCACCATGTTCTTGTTAAGAAAGTTCAAGCCTTTAGCAACGCCCTCGAGGCTGGTGCCGCTCAGTTCTGCGGCCACCTTGAACTGCCCAAGCGCTTGAATGCTCACGCCTGTGCGTTGCGACAGATCGCGCATATCATCCGCCAGATTGATGGCGCTTTTGGCCAGTGCTAGAACGCCGCCTGTGACGGCCGCAGCGGCCAATCCCTTGATGCCAGTAACCAACAGGTCAGCCGCCATGCTGGTGTTCTTGATGCGCCCCTCGAGGCCCTGCATCGAGTTTTGCAGTCGGCGGATATTGTTCTCACCGGCAACATTGGCCGTGATCTTTAGGGCTGCGTCAAGGTTGAGCGCCATGGTCAGCTCTCCTGCTTGTTCATGACACGCATGGCGGCGGCCTCCATGACCTGCAAATCTTCGAGCAGCGAGCGCTGATCTTCTATCCCATACAGCTTAAGCACCCAAGCCACAGCTGCATAGTCCAGGCCGACTACGCCTCCCATTGACGTGCGCCATTGGGTTTGCACACGTAAGAACATCTCAATGGTGGCCCAGTTGTCAGGCCAAACGCCAAAATCTTCGGCCGGTGCTGCCGGCAAATCTGGCAAGGAGATACCCATGGCCGCGGCATCGGTGGCGGTTTCGTCAACGACGCTGCCGCCAGCCCAATGCTCAGCGGCCTCGATCAGTTTTTTCGCTTGGCTCCCTGCAGGCTTTCAAAGTAAGCCATCGTGATAGCACCAGCCAGCATCGGCACATCAAGCAACTGTTCGAGCGCCTTCTGGCTGAATGGCACATCCTTGCCATCGCCATCGGTCACACCGGACCAGCCGATCAGCACCTCTGCCGCAAGATCAGCGTCGGTGATTTCTTCGGTCTTAATCTGCGCGCCGATCTCCGTGATGCGGGACTGGCTCAACCGACGAAACTCCCCGTCGAAGGTTTGCCGTTGCATGCGGCCACCGTCGACGGGGATATCAAACGCAATCGGCCAGCTGTAGGTGTCGGACTGCTTGAGAACAAAGGCCAAGGTCAGGTGAAAGCGAGACTTAGCTCATCATTGCCCGAACTAGTCGGAACTGCAATAAAGGGCATGTTCAGCATCTGCACACCGTCCTGATCCGAGTAGGTCAGGTT